TCCACCACTGCCGGTCCGCCGCCTCCACCGCTGCGCCGATCGCCTCACCGACCTTGACCTCTCCGGGCCGCAGGCCAGTGAGCACGGCCCGGATGGCCGCCTGCGCGTTGTTAGCCAGCTGCGCGGCAGCGGCGTCCCTCATAGCGATCACCTTGGGCAACCGACGCGCAGCCAACACGCGCACCCGTGCCGGATCATCGAGGGCGGAAGCTCGCCCGGTCATCGAGGTGTAGAACCGCGCCAACGAGCTGGCTCCTTCGGCGGTGGCGATACGCGCGGCGTCGACCAGGCGGTCACCGACCAACGAATACGCCGCACGCAGGTGCGCCTGCGCCACACGGGAGATCGTGCCGAGGTCGGCCGTCGTCGCCGCCACGCCCATCTTCTTACGGGAGCGCTCCCCGAGCGCGCGGTGCACCACGCCGAGCGCGCGCTGATGGTCGCGCGCCAACGGCCGCACGGCCTGCCGATCAACGACGCGGGCGATCGCTGCCTTGTGCGTGGCCGCCGCCGCCATCGCCTCCTCGCGGATGCCCCGCTTCGCCATCAGCGCGCCCCACGCTCACGCACGACCACAGTGAACGTCACCAAGGTCGTCTCTCCGTCGGTCAATATGGTCGGCGGCAACCCATGCTTCAACTGCACCTCTCGCCGATTGGCGCCGCCCAAGATGATCGTCGCCTGTCGCACCAACTCGCGCTCGAACGCGGCCTGAAGCGCCTCCCGGCTCGGACGCTGCCGCGGGATGTTCTTGACCCGGTTCACCATCGCCTGTTCCTCCACCAAGCGTGCACAGCCGACAAGACGAGGAAGAGCCCGAGCCGCAGAGCGGCCCGATGCGAGATCCCGAAGGCCACCACTTCGCGCCGGCCATGATAAATGGCGATGCCGGCAGGCTCGTCCACCAGAGAAACCTCACGCCCATCGGCCTCCACGACGCGCAGCATCCGCGAACCGTGGTCGCCGTCGGAGCGCTGCACCTTCACGCACTGCCCCCGCGCTGGATCGGGTCCATGCGCAGCTCCGTCAGCTGCCTGTCCGGCGGGATGTGCCCGCGCATGACCATCTCCCGGTCGATGTGATCGAATGCCTCGTCGGTGACGACATCAGACACCCGAGCCGTTGCCCCGTGCTCGGCGCACAGCACCAAGTTGCCCAACTGACCCTGAAACGGCGGGTGGTCCTCTTTCGAGTAGCCGGTGGCCCACATCAACAGCACCACCCGGAAGGCGGCAGGCTGGCCGCAGCCCACCTTGTCACACATCATGATCGGGTCGGACGAAGGCACCTTCACGGCGTGTTCGTCCCCTCAACACCGCGCGCCACCCGGCCGGCAGTCCGGCGGCGCAGCGCCCCCATAGCCAGGATCAGGTGGTGCAGCGCCTCCGCGTTCTCCTCGCAGGCGAAATCCCCCATCTGGAATGCGCGCATCCGGTCGATGACCAGCGCAAGCAGCGCCTCGTTGGTCACCCCGTTGGCGCCGACCTCGGCGATGGGCCCCTTCTGGAAGAGCACCACCAGGGAGCCTGCGCCCCAGTCGAGCTGGTAGGCGTGGTTGGCCCCGCCGGGGCCCAAGTCGTCCAGAGCGATGATCTGCATCTTCTCGTTGGCGGCGTTGGTCTTGTGGTCGTGAATCTCGTGCATGGTGGGGCCCTCCCGTCCTCGACTTGGGCATCCTGTCCGGCTCCGGCACGCGTCCGCTAGTAACGGACGCCCGCTTCAGGCCGAGAACATCCGCTCCTGAGCTGGGCCCCGGTTGATGTCGACCACCACCCAGGACGGCAGCTTGGCCAGCGCACGCTCCATCGTCGGGCCGCACTCCCGGCAGGCGTACGCGACACCGAGACGCACGTGTGGCCGGGGCTTACCGTCGCCGGGGTCCAACGGCACCAAGATCTTGAACAGATCCGGCGACGGCAACGCCTCGATCTCAGGGTAGTACCGCTTGGCTTCGTCGATCGGCGCCAGCGTGATCGCCCGCAACAGCGGGCGCCGGCCGCAGCTCTGGCACTTCGCCCCCGGTGGGAAGGCGTGCTTCTGGTGCACCTCGCGAGCGGACATCGCCCCGCCCATCAGCTTGCGAATGTGCCGCGCCCGTTCTCGAATCTTCGCCTTAGCCTTGCCCACGAACACCCACCTCTGGTTCCCCGTACAGCATCGCCACCTCCGGCCATGAGCGCCGACTCATGCGGAAGGCGCGGTCGTCAAGATATACATCCGCCACCGGCTTGCCCTGCAAGCCCTGATCCACCACGTGAAAGACGCCCGGCAGCTCCTCCTCGACATGCTTGATCATGAGCTGGTGCATCGCCTCCCAAATCTCACGCTGCCGCTCCCAATCCGCCTCGTCGAACGGGATGATCGCCTCGGTCCACAGCGGATTCAGCCGCCAGTTCAGCCGGTGCGCGGCGTTGGACCGGCACGAAAACAGCACGAGGACGTGCCCAGCGCGCCGCAACGCGACGAGCGCCGCCTTGGCACCGGCGCGCACCTTGGGCGGGTCAAGCGGGGCACCGTCCTCGACCACCGTACCGTCGTAGTCCACCGCGATGATCACCGGAACTCCCGAAGGTTGTAGCTGGCCTTGAGAACGAACGGTCGCGCACGGTGGCGGCCACCAGTGGCGGCCCACACGATGCGTGTGCTCAGATCGGCCCAGTCGCCATCCAGGCACAGCTCGTACCGAATCACCTCAAACGGGTCATCGAGCTGCCCGATGCACGTTGCGCGCCTGACACCGAACATAAGCATGGAGCGCACGACCTCCTCGTCCACGAACGTGGCCATCAAAAGCGCCTCCGCCGGCCGGCCAACTGCTTACACTCGGCCTCCGGCACGGTGAGCAAGGCGGCTTTCGCACGCGGCAGGTCGAGCGCACGCAACATCCGGTGTGGCGAGCCGCGCTCGGTCGCCGCATCAAACAGCCCAGCCTGCACCAGCTCGCGCAGACGGGCCATCGTACAGCCCAATTCCTCGCACCACGCTGCGGTACGCTTCCATCCCTGGTCGGGCGCCAACCTCACCGGCGCGACCAACCGGTAGGATAACCCGTCCTCGGGATCGTCGATAGACGGTCCTTCGGGCAACCCGCCACCGGGGCCCACTACCGGCAGGCACGGCTCGGAATTGTGCGCCGACGGCACAAAGGTGTCGGCGCCGCTCGCCCACGCCACCCTGCCGCCGCGCCAAAGCCTCGTCGTCACCGCTTACCCCTCGCCTCCGAAGCCACCGCCCATCGCTGCCTCGGCCGCATGCTGAATCGCTGCCTCGGCCGCGTCGGACTCCACCTTCGCCTTCTGAGCCACCTCTTGCGCGTCCTCCACGCCGAAATACTGAGCGACATGCCGCGTAGCCGTCTCCTGGTCGATCAACCCGCCATCCTTGGCCTGCGTCGCCGCCTGGGTGGCGGTGAGTGCGTCCTGCGCGGACGGCGTGAAGTAGTCCGGCCAGACGATCTCGATTTCCTCCGACGAGCCCAATTTCGGGTTACCGGGCAACCGCACTACCGATCGCACCAACTCGGTCGCCCCGTCCGCGCGCTTGGTCGCCGCTCCCTTGGCCAGTTTGCGCGCCGCGCGCAACACAAGCACCAACAGCCGACGCACACCCTCCTCGCCCCATTGCTCACGCAGCTCATCCGCAGCCTCTAGCATCGCGCTGAAGTTGCCCTTCACCTCTGCCTCGGTACGCGCCGGCCCCTCGAAGTTGGTGTCGAGAACACAGCGCGCTACTTCGAGCGCCTGCTCGCGGGTCCGGGTGGCCTGCTCGTGCGCCAGCTTGATGCCGGTGCCGGTGATCTCCAGATAGCCAGCGTCGTCGCCCGCCCCGAGCACGATCGCGTTGTCGCTCCCCTTGCGCACCTCGCCGGGTACCTCAGCATCGGTCTTGATCTTCAACGTCGGGTCGAGGTTGGCCAAGATGCCCCGATACGCCTGACTTTGGAGGGCGTCGATGGCGCACACCTGGTCGTAGATGCCGTGCGCGTCCGGGATGCCGTCCAGCTCGTCGGGATTGTCGGTGTTCTTGATCCACGCCACCGGCACGAAGCCCAGGCCGTGGATGGCCTGCACGCGCCGTTCCTGCCCCCATTGGGGCTCGCCCTGGTCGACAGGCACCCGCGGCCAAATCGTGTCGGTCTCCCGGTCGATGACGCGGCGGTACCAGTACCAACGCTCGACCAACTCTCCGTCCACGTCCCGCTCCTCGTGCGGGTAGGTGTATCGCTTCTCAAACGTCGCCACGTCCCCGGTGTCCGGGTCCAGCTCAACGAAGCACCAGCGCGGATCGTGCACCTCGACGAACGGCTGGCCGCGAACGAACTTGAAGCCAATGGCCACCGAACCCATCGCCCCGCCGAGACGGCGGGCGCTGATGAACCGCGCCCACAGCCGCGTCGCCTTGGCGAACGCCGCGATCCACGCCTCCGTGTCCCGGTCGCCCGGCACCGCAATCTTCGGGTGGCGCTTCTGGGAGAACAGCAGACCGGTGAAGCGCTCGACCACCACGCGCACCAGGTAGTACGGAGCGGTCGGCTTCCTAAACTTCAACGGCAGGTCCTTACCCGCCATGAAGAAGCCCGGCGGCACGAATCCGGCACGGGCCACAACCTCGTGCTCCAGGTGGTCGAGCACTTCGGAGCCGTCCCAATCGACCCGCCGTGCATCATAGCTGTTGCCCGTGTAGTGCGACCACAGATGGTTCAGCCGGAGCTGCCGCTGCGACAGCCCGCGGCCCGGCCCGTGAGGCTGGCCCTCGCCGGGGTCCATCGCGCCGCCCATCAGATCGCGCCGGGTGCTCGCCACGTTGTTCGGGATCGCCATCGCCGCCTCACCTCGACATCAGGTCGATGCGCCCGGTGCGCACCCGACCCTTGCTCGTCGCCATCCTGGCACCCTCACGGGCAAACCAACTTGCCATTAATCGGTCTCCAGCATGCACCTTCGGATCGTAGTACAGCAACTCGTTCACCCATGCAGCCACCTCGGGGTGCATGCCGCCCATGCAAGGGATGATCCACTTGCCGTTCGCCATTTCGGTGGCGACACCTTCGACGCCAAACTCCGGGTGGTACTTGTTCTTGCCGGTGTGAAACGGCCGCACCGGCACAGCCGACTTGGCCCGCGTGAACTGGAGGATGAATTCCTGGGCGGCGTTGTTCTCCACCAAGACGATAGAGTGATAGCGGGCGTGGGCGCTGATGATCTTCTCCACGATCTCGGAACCGGCCCAGTTGCCCGAGTCGATATCCAACACCTGCCTGGTGCCGTCCGGGTGAACGGCGATGGTGAACAGGCAGGTGAGGTCCGGCTTGCCCGCGCCGCGGGTCTTCGCCACGCGGACGCCCAGGTCGACGCCGGTGTAGGTGCGGTGGCCCTGGGGCACTTCCCGCAGCGCGTGGATGAGCGTCTTGCCCTCGCCCCGCTTCTTGCACTGTTCGATCCACGCCTCCTTGAAGCGCGACTCCTCGTCCGACCGTGCCTTGCACATCATCTGGCGAGCGAACTCCACCGGGCCCAGCTCGGCGCGCTTGGTGTCGACGCGACCCTGTGGCCACCTGTCCGGCCAAATGGTCTGCCCCCGGTCGTCGACCACCGCATACCGGAACGCTCGCCAAGCCGGGTGGGCGGCGAAGCGGTGCATCGCATCATCCACATGCCAAGCGTTGCCGATCCACCAAACCCGGGCCTTTCGGGTCAAGCGGCCCTCAATCGTAGAGAGCAACCAACGGACGAGGTCGTCACGTTGCCCCGGGGTGCGCGTGTTCTCGTAATCGAGAATGTCGTCGATGATCAGCAGGTCGATACGGCCGCCGAGGATGTTCGAGTGGACGCCGAGCGACCGGATGGACGGGTCCTTCGCTTGGTGGGGGCGCGCCACGAACTTCTGCTGCACCGTCCACGGCAGCGCCTCGTCCGGCACCAGCCCCGGGAACACCCGGTGCAGTTCACCCGAGAACTCGATGTAACGGCCGATCTGGGTGGTGACCCGCCGGGCCTGCTCGTTGGTGTTGGACAGGATGACGATGCGGAGCTGCGGATTCCGGCCCAACTCCCAAAGCAAACGGCCCCCCAATTGGGCCGTTTTGCCGCTCTCCGTGTGGCTCCAGAGGATGAGGCGCCGATGCCGGGTCAGCAACGCCTGCCACTCCATGTGCCACCTCGACTGCACGATCGGCAGGCCGGTCTCCTCGTCGCGCAACACGTAGGTGACGAAGGCGTTCGGGTCCTCCCGCGCGGCCAGCATGTGCTGCTGGTCGAGGGTACGGAGCTGGGCGATGAGGCCCGGGTCCGCGAGCTGGATGTCTTCGAGGCCGGCTAGCTCCACAGGATACAAACTCCCTGGAGCGATGCCCTAGCCGGGCCCCACGAAGGACAAACTCCCTGGAGCGTCACACCTTCCGCTCCTGACCGTCCCAACCGCGCGCCTGCTCCAACCCGGCAACCCCGTTACCGCCGGCCGGATCTTTCAAAGCGTCGTCCGCCCCACCGCGGATCACCCGCAAGTGACCATCCCGTACCGAAGCGAGCGCCTGCCCGGCCGCTTCCACGCGCCGCAGGCCCTCTTCGAGCGAGAGCACCTCGTCCACACCTTCAGCGCTCGGCATCTCCTGGGCGGTCGGCTCGTTGTGGAACAGGCGCTCCGCTGCCACATGCGCCGAGATAGCCTTAGCGAGCTTGTCGAGGATCACGGTCGTCTGGCTCAGGACGCGCAGCGTCGTCGGCAACGGCGGCAGCTCCGGCTCCGCGGCCATCGCCTCCAGGGCTTGAGCCACCCGCGGGGCCAACTTCAACGTCGCCGCGGCCATCTGGCTGGTCACGCCGGCCTGTCGGTACAGGGCCTCTCGCTGGAGGGCGAGCATCGAACCGACGCGCATCCATGACCGGACCGACACCTCAGCGGATTCCTTCCGCTTGGCCTCCGCCTCCTGGAGGTCGCGACGCCGTTCCTCGGTGCTGCGACGCTCGGCTTCAAGTTGCTCCTCCGCCACCACCTTGCGGATGGGGCGCGCCCACGGGTACGCCGGCCACCCCGCGGCCCATCCGCGCGCCGCCATCCGGCGCTCACAGCCAGCGGCGCGCGCCGCATAAGAGGCGTTTCCGGGGGATTCTCGAAAGCCGGCCAGCATCAGGTCGTACAGCTCACGGGTCACTGGGCGGCGTGCCATACGGTTTTCCCTGGAGGTTGGGCGCGCCGGGCTCCGCGGCGCTCGAAAGGAAGACGTTACGGCATGGCCGGCGCCACGACAACCACGGAAAGGTCAGGCCGGGCGGCCAAAAGGGCGGATTTGGCAGTAGCGCCGGTGTCTGGCGCTCAGGTAGATTCAAGGCCCATGAACGCCACCGGCTTTGCCCATCAATGCCCGGCTGCCCAGCAATTCGCCGGACTGCCCAATGATTCAGTCCGGGGCGCCGGGCAACACATACCGGATGCTGCTGGCGGTGCCCCGGCGCTCCAGGAGCCCGCGTGCCATGGCTTCATTGAAGAAGCGCGTGGCCTGGTCGTAGACGATTCCCGCTCTCTTTCGAAGAATCGCGTTTGTTATCGCGGGCGCATCGGCAAGGAACGCTCTTGTCTCACGGAGGAGCTGTTCAAACTGTTCCTCTGTCAGCGCGTTACCCATCGGCGCAACCTGCGGCCTATCGAGGCGGCTTGAAGGCAGCGATGATCTCCTCTGCCTTGGTGTTTGCGAGTCCGAAGCGCTCCTCGAACGTCTGCCTTGCTGCGCGTCGCAACTCGCTAGCCTCAGCCTCCAACTGCTCTGCGCGACGCAGGTCCGATACGAGCTGATCGCCAACGGATGCCTCTACCGCCGGAACCTCAAGCTTCATCGCCTGCTCAGTCTTGACGCGCGTACGGCCAATGCCGGTGGCAAGAATCAGCAGGTCTGCACGGGCCTCCGGTGAGCGCAGGAGTGACCACACGAGGCGTGGATCCACGCCTGGCTTCGAACGGCAGACGGTGAACTCGTTCGTGACCACCGAGCCTGCAAGGTCGTAGGGGACGACCGCCACGGCTCCGTGCACGGCGTTGATATGGCTGATTACAACGTCGTCTTCCCGAACCCTGAATAGGTGCTCACCTTCAGACTCTCCCGCGACATCTTCCCCGGCCTCTGCGAACCCGTCGTAGCGAACGCGCAGGTACCGCTGCCCATCCCCCGCGGTCTCTGAGCTTGCCTCGTCAGTGTCTTCCTGAATGGGCCAACGGACGTCAACGAGGTCGCGCAGAGCGCCGCTTCCGCCAGCGCGGCGCCACCCTGGGACAAGTCGGCTTGGGCGCAAGAGTCCGTGCTTGACGTCTAGACGATCAGCAATCGCGGCCGGCGGAACCGTCCACTTTTCTGCCGCGTCGTTGCCCGCCATGAACGCATCGAACAAATCACCAATAGCGCTCACCTCGGCTCTTGCGCGTTCGCGATTCTCCCTGTCTATCGGAAGCACTCGCTGCCGCGCGGGGTCATCGAGCCCCACGACCGTGCAATAGTGCATGAAGACGGGGGGCTGTTCCTCGCTCGCAGACTGACGCTTCACGAGGTACAGGAGCGACGTCTTCACGCGGGCGTTAGAGCGCTGAAAAGCATCGCCCGGCAGGGACACAACGGCCCGAACCAGGAACTTCTCGCGGATGAAGTCGCGAACGTGCTTGTGATCGGCACTGCCGAGAATGCTGTCGTCGATCACCGTGACCATGCGCCCGCCCGCACGCAGCATGTCGTGGTAGCGCTCTAAGAACATGATGCTCGACTTCAGACCAGGGCGCGCCTTGCGCTGGCCTTTGTCGGAGGCGAAGGCCATCTGGTACTCATCGAGCAGCGCTCCATCGCCCTCCCTGCGGCTGTATTCCTTCGCAAACGGCGGGTTGGTGAGCACGACGTCAGCGAACCCACCGCTCCCCATCAAACGCCGCAGCTCGGCCTTCTCAGCGGCGATCTCAGGCGCGTCACTCACGCCCGCGCCGGCATCCTTATCAAGCGCGTCGGCCTGGTAGATCATGCTTCCGCCGTCGCCATGCAAATACATGTTCATCCGCGCGATTCGCGCCAAGGGCGGATCGGCGGCTAGGTCGATCCCGATGATGTGCTTCGTCGCGATCTGCTTCTTGAGCTTTTCGCGCTCGACATTGCTCCTGCTCTTGTTCGATTCGACCTTGCGCCACATGTCGGCGAGCGCATCGATCAGGAACCCGCCTGTTCCGCAGCAAGCATCAAGCACAGTGTCGGTGTGGTCGGATCCGACGCGTATATGAGCCAAGCGGACCGCAAGCTTTACGACCGAGCGCGCTGTGAAGAACTGCCCGAGATCCTTGCCGCGCATGGTCGCGTTTAGGAACGTCTCGAACAGCCGACCGTTGAGGTCAGCGTCAATGCTGTAGAGGTCCGTGTGCTCCAGCCTGGCCACAACACCGCGAATCGTGTCTGGCTTCAAAATGATCGTGGCGTTCTGATCGAAGATTCTCTTGCGCTTCCTGTGCGAGATCTCCCGCTCTAGGTCGGTCAGAAGGGTCTTGAACTGCAACGCGTCCAACGGGTTCGGCGCGTCGTTCATCCGGGCATCTAGCCAACGGGTCGAGAACCGAACCTCGTCATTCGGAACCTCTATGATCTCGTCACCTGCAAGGTCGGGATGCTTCGCGCGCACCTCGCGGTCGGAGAGGAGCTTGAGAAATACCAACTTCACGAACTCCAAGAAGGCGGCCGACTGACTCAGTGCGTCCTTCCGGTGGATAAACTGATGGCACCACGAGAAGTCGGCGTTCACGTCCTCGATGGTGCGACGGCGGAGCGTGTGCGTCGCAGCAGGCGGGCGCTGTCTCCGTGTGAATTGGCCGGGAGCCAGCATGCTGCAAAGCCGCTTGTAGTCAGCGTTTGCATCGTTCACGTCCGCGAACTTCAGCGTGAGCAACGGCGTATCGCGATCCCACGCGAAGACTTCCGTGGCGACCCCGTTCGTCAACAAGAAGAACTCAACCGGGTTGTCGGCCTGCGCCGCGTTGAGCGCGAGGCAGTATCCCGAGCACTGCCCGACATGACCCGCAAGTGGCTCGCTCGGCGCCTTTGCCTCCACGATCCACCGGATCTTCCCGCCGACGGATAGCGCGTAGTCCGGCTTGAACTTGAGTTTGCGACGTCCTTCGTTGACCGTCAGCAGGTCGAGACTCGTCTTCGGCTTGATCTGGTTGTCCTTGTACCCAAGATCCGCCAGTAGACGCGACACAAAGAACTGCTCGACGGACGCCTCGTTCGTCAGATCTTCGATCCGGCAGAACTTGTTGCGCGCCTTCACGCGCGCGCCTTGGTTGTCAGTCGATAGAGCGCGCCGGACTCGCCCGGCGCACGCTCAAACAGGTCTGTGCGCTTGTAGACAGTTGAGCGGATCGAAGAACTGGGAACTTCGTAGCCAAGCAGCGCGCTCACCTCAACGCCCATCTCACCCAGCGCACGCTCGCGCCACTTGTTCTTCCCGTCACGCCAGAGCAGCCGAACGATTGCATCGGCGACCGACATCGCACCCCGACGCCGGCCGCGGCATCGAGAGCTACGTTCCGGCCTAGCCATGCCGCAGTCGCGCGTCACCTGGCCGAGCGCCGGCAACGCACGATCCCGGCGGCCGTCGGCAATGTAGACCATCTCGCGGAGCCTGATCTCCAGCACGCGCACGCGCTTCCAGGCCCGGTCGCGGTCGGCGGCCACGTCGGCATATGCCTCCCCACCTTCCGCGCGGGCGGGCGCTGCCGGTTCGACGGGCACGGCCTGCCTGGACCCGTCTCCCGGCTGGCGCGGGTCGGGGATGGCCGACTGGAACAGCTCCAACCCTCCGCAGACATCGGCAAGCATCATCATGAAGTTCGCCACATCGGCGCACTCCCAGACGACGGCCTTGAGCGCCACGATAGACGGCTCCGGGCGTAGCCGGTCGATCGCTCTGACGACCTCGCCCAGCTCCTGCCGCGCGCGGCCGACCAAGTAGTTTACGGTCGTCGTGGACCAGCCGCCCTTGTAGTTGTTCTCCTCCAGCTTCTCGATCATCGCCGCGGCGAACTTGCCGACGACGAGTTGGTTCACGGGCCGAGGCCCTTCTTCCTCGACGGTCATCGCTGCTCCTTCGCTGCGGCAGCGCACCGCCGCACCAACTCCAGAACATCGACCGCAGTCATCGACATGCTCTCGTGATCGAGGATCTCCCGGAACGCCAGTATGAAACCCATCGTCTAGGCGATGGACACCGCGCGCATTGTACACTTCAAACAGAACTGTTGCTCCGACATCCTACCCGGCCAGCAGAACTTACGGGAGGGCATGCCCAGACAAGTCGTCGAGGTGCACAAACCCACGGTTTACAGCCACCCCTTCTGCTTTGCGATCCAGGCGGTGACCACCAACGTACCCTCGTGCCCGTCACCGTACACTTCAGAATCGTCGTGAATCTGGGACCGCGGCACCCACTCCTTCTGGGGCACACCATCCTCATCCTCGAACTCCACGCGCACCGCCTTATCGGTCTCGGCAATGCCTTTGCAGTCCTCGATGGAGAACGTCTCCTCGTCAGCCACGGCCTAGCTCTCCCCCGTCCTGGGCTTGGAGCGCCTGGTGGGCTTCTTCGACCGCTTTCGTGATACCTTCACCATTCGTGCCTCCAGGGCGGATCT